CTAAAGCAAGTTATTTTGTCTAAGCCATTTTTTCCCGTTTCCAGTGAGACAGAATGCGAGGAACACCATACAAGGCACTCCCACGAACAAGAAAGCTAAATATACTCCCATAATTTATTTCTCCTTTTCCTTTTTGCCCTTTCCATCCTTTTTGTTGCTGAGTATGAGACCCACGACCAGGCAGAGGAAGGCTAGGGCGATTCCAACTATATAAATTAATACTTTATCCTCGAAATCCTTGAATAGCGAACTAATCACGACACCAGTCAAGATGTATTTCGACACATCAACGAAGTACGAGCCCAATTTTTCTATCCACATTGCGCTGCAAAGTTACTAAATTATTTTTGTCCCACAATGGCAAGCAGCGTTTTAACTTGACTTTGCAGGAACTCATTCTGTTCTCGCAGCAGTTTATTTTCAGCAGCCAAGGCAGCATCACTACCTATTGACTGGGAGACATTGGAGCTGTTCGAACCATTGACGTTTGAACCGAAAACAGCCTCTTCCATCTCGGCTGGTAGGGGAGGGGCACACTTGTCGATGATTTCCTTTATCTTTTGAAAGAAATCTATCTTTATAGACTTGCGATTAAACTTCGCATTCAAGTTCTGCGGACTAGTTCCTAACTCCTCCGCAACAGCAGCAACGGACATTCCCGAGCGCTTTATATATTGTTTCAGTTCTTCTCCGTTCATATTAAAATAAAATTAAATAATATTAAAATAAAATTAAAATCACCTCTAAATGTTTTATATTCCAAAATATTTTTTTTATTTTTGCACTCGAATTTCAAAGCGAGTTTAAAAACTCATTTGCAAAGATAAAGAAAATAATTTAAAATACAAATAAAATGGGAGAAAATTTTAATTATGATTTCAGAACCCCACTGCAGAAGCAGCAGGACGAAAGAAAGAAGAACATCATAGCGATGTTTGCAGATTTCCGAGCAAAAGCACCTGCCGAGACCTCAGACAGCAGAATAATGCTCGCAGTATCACAGCGTGTTGGTTGCACCCAGCAGAACGTGCGTGTTGTCCTCATCAAGGCTGGATTGATAACACCTAAGAAGAGACGTGCAGCCGTGCGCAAATAATCAAGTAGAATCATTTAAACATTCAGAGCGTATGAAGAAGTTTATCGAGATTATCACAAGTGACGAAGTAATAAGCCTGGCAGTTGCCATCGTATTAGTAACTTTAATTTTTTGGAGGGCTTAGTTATGACGAACGAAGAACCAAAGGTAGCTGACGCAGGCAGATACACCATGACAGAAACCTGCAAGGTGCTGGGCATCCATCGAAACACCCTGCGCAGATGGTTGCAGGCTGGTAAGATTAAGGTCAAGTTCCGCAGAATCGACAACCGCAAGGTTTTCGAGGGCAGCGAGATTAAAAAAGTCTGGAGGATTGCCCTATGATGAATGCCTACGAAAAAGCGAAGCAGCTTACCGCCAAGTGGGAGCAGGAGCGAAAGGACAACAAGCGACTGGCAACCATGAAGGAAGCGGAAAGACGCATTCAGGTAAGGGAGTTCGACAATATGCTTTGCCTTTCACTGGACGGAGTTCCGGTGCTCCCTATGAGCGAGTTCAACAAGCAGACGCTTGCGGACGCACGTCTGACATTCTTTAACTATTTAATCAGACGGTAAGAGCGTATGGAACCAAGAATTATCAAACAATGCGAAGAGGCAATGTACGATGCCATCTTGATGGAGTTAGACCGTGATCCACAGCGACCAGCGGTTGCAAGGGTAGACATCAAGACCAAGGCAGGCAACATCTGCGTATGGTGCGACAGAACCGGGAACACAGCGGTCGTTTCGCACAATAATAACAACAACGACAGCGAGCGGCTGGAGGAAGCTATCGAGGGTTGCGTCAACTATCAAGACGTGATGGACGACTGGTTGAAAGAGAACAGCCAATACGCAGACCAAGACCCGATGGACGCCTTCGAGGAAAGCAGGCTCGACAGCCTTATGGCTCAACTGGTTTGATTACGATGTTAAACAATTATTATATGGCTCCCTGCAGCGGCAGGGCAAAGGGCGCACGCAAAACTCATTTTTCAAGGTTATCTAAAATTAGTTGTTTTTACCATGCTGTATGCGGAAACGACAGCGTGCGCCCTGCAACGGAAGGGCATCCACCAGCAGGCAAGGGTGGGGTAAGTTTTGGCAGTCAACTGGGGTTCGAATCCCCAGCCTTCCACTAGAGTTAATGAACAATAAGTTGAACAATAAAAAGAACGAATTATGGAAAATGAAATTATTCAAGTAAGCGGTGGCGAAATGCTGGAAGCTATCAACCGCTCGGAGATTGACGGACAGATTGCCACAGCGCACAAGTTCCCTCGAGACATCATGCAGTGCAAGCAGAATATGGTAGCATTGGCAGCGATGGACGATGATGTAGCATACAACTGCTTCTACCACCTAGAGCGCAAGGGCAAGGATGGTCAAGTATCGGTTATTGAGGGTCCTAGTGTTAGGTTCACGGAAATCATTTCCGCATGCTGGAAGAACCTGCGCATCGCTGGTCGCATCATCGCAAACGATGGCAAGACCATCACGGCACAAGGCGTCTGCCACGACCTCGAGAGCAACGTGGCTTACTCTGTAGAAGTGAAGCGCAGCATTCTGACATCGAAAGGCTACACCTTCTCGCAGGATATGCAGGTGGTAGTTGGCAATGCAGCTGTGGCAATCGCCCAGCGTAACGCAATCTGCAAGGTCGTGCCGCAGGTATTGATTGCAAGCGTGGTGAAGGAAGTGCAGGCAAAGGCACTTGAGCACATCAAGCAAACTGGCGTACAGAGCCAGTGGAAGAGCTGCGTAGCCTGCTTCCAAGTATACCAGGTGACAGACCTCATGCTTCTTGACTACCTGGGCAAGAAATCAGCCGAGGAAGTAACGGCAGAGGACATTCAGAAGCTGGCTGGTGTGTACAACGCCATCAAGGAGGGTACGACCACAGTGGAGGAGACCTTCAAAAAGCCAAAGCAGCAGGAAGCCATCGCACAGCAGGCGCAGGCAGCAGCCGAGAGCGCACAGAAGAAGGCAGAGAAGGCAATGAGCCGCAGCCAAGGAAAGACTGGCACAGCAGCAAAGAAATAGTTTTAGTTTATAAAGTTATAACGTTTCCCAATTAGCCGCAGGGCAACCTTCAGGGTGGGAACCTGACCAGATTATAGGGAGCCTGCGGCAACTATTAAACATTCAGTAAAAATTATGGCAGAAAAAGAAAACAATCAGAAACACAAGAGCACCATCGACAAGTACTTTAGCAGAACCGCAGATGGTTTCAAGGCATGGGCAGAGGAAGACGAGGAAGATAGAAACTATCTGCTTGTTGCAATAGAGCCGACTGGAGATGTAGACGAAGACGGAAACCAAAGTTACGATTTACATATTTCCTACCAAGGTAAAGCCAATTCCCTCGCAAGCGGAATTGGTCAAACAATGCAAAAGGAGGAATTCCTTCGCTCGGTCGTTCTTTCAGCAGCTAGAAAATTCTTTTTTGATAAATAAAAACATTCAGACAATGAAACAGATAATCAAATATAAAAGCAGAGAGGAGTGGTTGCAGAACCGCTCCAAGGGAATAGGTGCATCAGAGGCAGGTACGGTACTGGGTTTAAATCCATGGGAGACCCCATACCAGTTATGGAGACGCAAGAAGGGTATCGACCCACCAAAGGTTGAGAACTTTGCGATGGTTGCAGGACACCTGCTGGAGGATGCCGTGGCGCAGTTCTTCAAGCGAGAGAGCCACTGCCACATCATCAAGGCATCGACTGACGACTACACCATCACGAACACCGATACTCCGTATCTTCGTGTGTCTCCTGACCGCACCTTCTGGAGAACCGGGGCAACGCACAACGAAGCGAGCAAGAGCATCCTCGAGTGCAAGACCACGCAGATGCAGATAGATGCAGACGACCTTCCGAAGCATTGGTTCTGCCAGCTTCAGATGAACCTCGGAGTGGGCGAATACAAGGATGGAGCACTTGCCTGGCTGACAGCAGGCAGGGAGTTCGGCTACCGTGACATCGATTTCGACCCCGAATTCTTCGGATGGATGAGGGACGAGATAACAAAGTTCTGGCTTGACTACATCGTGGGCAACCAAGAGCCGCCAGCCTACAGCGCACAAGACGTTCTTTTGAAGTCGCCACTGCACAAGGCAGGAAAGGAGATTGAAGCCACAGCCGAAATCGGGGACATGCTCATCGAGTTGAAGGAAATCAAGGAGAAGAGCAAGACACTCGAGAACCGACAGAAGGAGATCGAGGACAACTTGAAGCTGTTCTTCGGGGACGCAGAGAGCATCGTGGACGGAAACGGCAAGACGCTGGCAACGTGGAAAGCACCGAAGGCAAGCGAGAAGTTCGATGCCAAGGCTTTTCAGACAGACCATCCCGAGGAATGCGCTGCCTACATTAAGCAAGTGCAGAGAGCACGAATATTGCTCATTAAGTAAAGGCAGGGCTTATGGCTGTTCCTATATCAAAAACCGACCTACGGAATATAATTTCTCAACTGGAGAATTATATTTCCCTAGGTGGGAAAGTGACAGCACCGACCGACACAAGCCAGCGGAACAAAATCCGTATGGCTACAGTGTTAAAACGGAAGCTGGAAAAGAAATTATCATTATCAGAATAAAATTATGAACGATTCATTCATCTTATACACTTCTTACTACGCCATCATCGAGGGGCTTACGGATGAGCAACTCGGACAGCTGACTAGGGCACTTTTCATCTACGCAAGGGATGGAAAGACAATCAAGCTAGAGCCAGTTGTAAGGATGGCTTTTTCATTTATCAAAGACAACATCGATCGCAATGCGGACAAGTATCAGAAGAAATGCGAACGCAACCGTGAGAATATCAGAAAGCGGTGGGAGAAAAAGCATGCGGAAGATACGACCGAACGAAGTGATACGACCGAATACGAACGTATACAATCGAATACGAACGTATACGAAGAAAAAAGTCGTATACCTTATGATAATGATAATGAATATGATAATGATAATGAATATGATAATGATAATGATGTTTCTAAAGAAACAAATATATTAGAACCTTCTAAAGAAGCTTCTATGCAAAGTTTTTCTGAGAAAAACGTTTGCGCTGCAGAAGAACCGCAAAAAAGTTCTGAGAAAAAGAAATCCAAGAAAGGCGAAATCGACTACGCAGCCATCAAGGACTACTGGAACGAGCAGCACGACAAGACCAACAGCGCAATGCGAAGGCTGACGCTGATGACGGAAAACCGCAAGGAGGCAATCAGAGGAAGGCTCAAGGACTGCAAGGGAGATATTTCCAAGATTTACCTAGCAATCGACAAGGCTATGGCTAGCGACTATCTGAACGCAGGGCATTCCTGGGCATCATACGACTGGGTAATGACAAGGAAGTATTTTCCGAAGGTGCTGGAAGGCAACTACGACAACACCAAGCCAGCGAGCCAGCAGCCGCAATCGGCAGCAGTCAAGGCGCAGGATCCAGCGGCAACGGCAAGACCGAGCATCGGGGAACTCTACGAGCAAGCCAAGCACCAGCAGCCAGCGAGCCAGCAGAGCCAAGACAGCAAGTTCCGGTGGGTAATCCAGCAGAACCTTGCAGACTTGAAGAAGAACCCGAACAACAAGCCTGCCAAGGATTCGCTGACAAGATACTACGAGAAGGGAGTTCTGCAGCGGCTGGGTATCGACTGGAAGCCCGAAAAATAACAAATGAGGGCAAAATCAGCCGCTCTGGGACGTTTTCACGCTTCGGGCGGTAAATTATAAGGCAAACAGATTTTAAACACTTAAAACGAAAGAATTATGGCAGAACAGAAAGAAGTATGTATTGTAAACAGTGAATGTTTCAAGACAGATTACCCTGTAGGGTCGACAATTAGCATTGAAGGCGTAAATAGCAAGGTTGTTGAGGATATAGGTCTATCTGAATATAACTGCTACGAGTGCATCTTGAACGGTAAGAGAGAAGGCATTATGTGCAGGAATCTTGCTTGTCTGAATAGTGAAAGAGAAGACCACAAGGACGTACACTTCATAAAGATTTAGAAGTATGAATGATATGAAGAAAATAAAAAGCAAGAAAGTTCAGGACTATGTTATGAACGATATGGTGTTTAAGGTTGATATGCCAAGGCTATTGAAAGAGATAGCAGAGTGTTCGAAAAGCACTCCTTATCCTGTGACTTTTACGATTTTGGCACGTGTGCTTGGAATACTTGCAGAAAGGGCTGTTGAAATAGATGACCCAGCGTTAAACATCATTATGATGCATCTTGGACTTTACGAAGGGGTGCATGATAAGAACGCAAGTAAGGTTATATCTAGATTACGCAAGTTAATTACTGATAATCAAAAATCGGGGGAATAGCCATGAATGAATTATTTTTCCACGAATGCAGAGCCGCGGGGCTCGTATTCAAGACATCGAACGATTGGTGCAAATGGCTGACCGAAAACAGCTACGACATCAAGAAGCCGGTCGCAGAGCATGAAGGCTTCAAATACAACATCAAGGATGTTTGCATCAATCCGCACGTAATCGAGTATGCCGTAGAGGGTTCAGACAACTGGGGATGGAAGGTAATGACCGCCAATACACAGTTCGGCTGGATATGGGGCTACAGCATTCAAAAAGGGAAGCATTGGTACGACAGCCCGGCAGGCTACCCGAGTAGATATGACGCTCTCAGCATCTTCTACGGTAATGAGAAAGAAGCTGTTCAAGACGCTTTGACCTACATCATCAGATACCTCGAGGGCAATGCTGGAACCAAGAACATCAACCTCCTTCTCTGGGCGGCAAAGAAGAAGAGGGCAGACATCATTCATCCACAGATTGAACTTTTTGGAAAGGAGGTGGAGGGATGAAAATATCAGCATTTATAAAACTTCTTGAAACTCACAAGAAACAGTTTGGTAATATAGATGTTGTTGATGACTTGGGGTATATCACAAATGACCTTGTATACAACGAAGAAGATAATTCTTTGATGATAGTTACAGACACATTCAGAAAAGTAAGAAGAAATGAAAAAGATTGAAATCATCACAGACGAACACCGACATCACGTATACGTTGACAACACCGATTTCTGGCTCAATACTCAGGAACTGTTGGAACTTTATTTTAAACTCGGACGAGTGAAGTTATAAACAATAAAAACATTCAGACAATGGAACAGAAAGATATTGATATTTACGAGATACTCAAAGATGAAGAGTACGGTACAGAGTTGTACACGCCAATATGCGGAAGGGTGTGGCACAGTGGAATGGCAAACGACAAGGACAGTGCGAAAGCAATCTGGACTGAGGACGAAGCTGGAAGAGAACACTTTTTCGACAAGAACGGAAAAATCTATAAAGAAGGAGAAGTTCTGCTCTTCCCTTCGAAAGAAATGAGAGACTGGAGCAAGTTCTTCAAGAAGGGAGACGTGCTCGTCAGTAAAGACAGAGAAGTACATATTATCTTTGAAAAGTTTGAGGATGATGCCTTCACAAAATTCAGAGGCAAGCATTATCTTTGGAAAGAATGTTATAATGAAGAAGTATTCCAAATGGAAACTTCTGTATTTGAGAAAGCCAGCGATGATGATGCTCAAACCTACATCAATAACATCAATAAATGTTTTGGTGGAAAGCTGAACCGGGAAACACTGGAGATTGAGAAGCCAGTGAAACTTACGTTTGAAATTGGCAAACTTTACGTTTTCCATAAGAGAGACGAGGACGGAGAGCTGGCAATCATAGGCGAACTTATCGACAAGAACGAAAGCGAAGATACGCTGACATTCGGAAACCAGTACGAAATCGAGAACGAGAATTTCGTGACCGACCAAGCCTTCGACCTGCGTATCAGCGTTAACACGGAACTTCGAGAAGCGACAGAGAACGAAGTCGAACTTTTCAACAAGCATTATGCCATCTGGAAGAAAGAGAAGGAAGCGAAGGAGCAGCCAGCCTTCAAGGTCTTTGACAAGGTGCTGGTAAGGAACGGAAAGAGATTCAAGTGGCAGCCAGCCTTCTTTGTTCGTGATCGTGGAGAGGAAGCAATTTACCGATATAAAGTCTTGCTTATCGAAAAAGGAAAAGTGGGAGACTTCACCAGCTGCATCCCATACGAGGGACACGAGAATATCGCCTTCACTGACTACGACATCGAGAACCTTCCTTTCTAGTGGGCGTATGGCGAGTGAATTATGCAAGGCTTGCGATGCCGGGCGAAACTGCATAAATGGCATATACTGCCCGGCACGCAAGCAATATGTAGAACATCAGGTAATACTTGAATGCAATGAGCGACTTCGTAACAAGGGAGAAGAACAGAACGTACTACCAGGAACACCGGGAACAGATCCTCAGAGCCACGAAGGAATGGCGAAAGAGAAACCGGGAAAAATACCGGGCGTACCAAAAGGAGTACTGGAGTAAGCACTACCGGAACTACGGTACCAAGAACCGGGTAGCCGACAGAGCGATGCGTGAGAGGAAGAAGCCGGACGTAGAGAAGGCTCTTTCTATGTTCAAGAATCCGCAGCAGGCAGCGCATCTGGCATGGCTGCTCGAGAACAAAAAGAATAATCGGTCGTGAGTTCAATAATAGAGTTTTTAACCAGCGAGGACAGAAGGGGATGGCTCCTATCAAAACAAATAACTTATAACATCTTGAAATTACGATATGAGAGCCGGAAACGCATCTCCCGAAGTCTGACATCAAAACAAAGAAAGCGAGGTGGTACATGAAGAAGTAAGAAAAAGAAATCGTTAGAAAATTATGCTTTTATTCATTCGGCTGGCGGTGGAAGAAGGAAGACCCCTGCAACATATTCATTTTGTTATTCATTTATTTTGCAAGCGCAGGCACAACTTCCGGAATCCCTGCCAGCTTTCTCTATCGCAACCCAAAAGAAGGGAAAGAAAGGGGTAGGGGAAAGATAGGGATAATAACGCATGTGTGCACGTATATGCGCACGTAAAGGGTGTTGGATAATAAACTACACCAGCAAAACAAAATAAACGCTTATACGCGAAATTTGAACAAAATAAGTACTTTAAAGAAAAAATGAAATGGAAAAAGGAACAGTTATAATCGGCATCGACCCCGACATTCAGGAAAGCGGAGTTGGAGCAGTCTTTGACGACAAGAAGTTTCTCGCCTATAAGATGAACTTCCCAGCTTTGATAGATTACCTCAAGGCTATGAACGAGAGTTGCAAGATAAAGGTCGTTATTGAAGGCGGCTGGCTCAATAAGAGCAACTGGCATGTGCTTAATCGTTTCATGACAGCAGTCAAGGCAGCAGCAATCGGACGCTCTACCGGAATGAACCATCAGACCGGAATCTTGATTGTCGAGTGCTGCAAACACTACAATATCCCCTGCGAAATCATCAAGCCACTGAAGAAGTGCTGGAAGGGTAAAGACGGAAAAATCACGCAGGATGAAATTGCTTATTTTGTAAGCGCAGGAGAGAAAATGCCGAGAATGAACCAAGACCAGAGAGACGCACTTCTCCTCGCATGGGTCTGTGCAGGATACCCGGTCAGAGTGAAGCCTAAGAAACCGAAGACAACCCTGCAAAAGACCATCAGAGCCTTTGATGGATAAGATAAAAACGAAGTGTTGAAAAAAGTTAAAAGTGTGCAAAGAACAAACAACTAAAGCAAAAAAGTAGTATCTTTGCGCCAGTGTTTATCAAATAAGCATGTATTTGAACTTAAAACAAGAAGAAAATGAAAACAGAAGAAATCGCACTTTCGAGGGTCAGCGAGAACGAAGCGAACCCTCGAACCATAACTGAGGCGAATTTCCAAAAGCTGGTAAAGAGCATTCTTGTATTTCCTAAGATGCTCCAGCTTCGCCCTATAGTCGTAGACGAAACCTACAAGGCACTGGGTGGCAATATGAGAACGAGGGCACTCTGCCACATCGTGAGCATGACACCCGAAGCCATCATGGACGTTCTCGACACAGACCAGCGGCTGACCGATGCAGAGAAGCTGGCAATCGCCAACTACTGGAGCCAGTGGCAGGAGCAGCCAACCGCAACCATCGTCAAGGCATCAGACCTCACGGAAGCGCAGAAGAAAGAATTCATCATCAAGGATAATGCTGGCTTCGGAGACTGGAACACAGAAGAACTGGCAAACCAGTGGAATACCGACCTCTTGAAGGACTGGGGTATTCAAGACTGGCAGCTGCAAGGGTGGATGAGTCCTGATTCATTGAAAAATGGAGAGCAGGCAGACGAGGATCAGAAGGAGGCAAAGGACGATGAGTTCGATGAGGATACAGAGAAAATCCCACAGCGGTGCAAGGAATGCGAACTGTGGCAACTCGGAAAGCATCGCCTTATGTGTGGTGACTCCACGGATGCAGAGCAGGTCAAGTTCCTTATGGGGGAGCAAGTGGTTAATCTGTATCTTACAGACCCTCCATACAATGTTGGCTATGGTTACGAAGGTTCTGCTATGATGAGCAAGAGAAAGCATAGAACGGATGGGCTGACGGTCAAGAACGACAAAATGGACAATGACAAGTTCCGGGATTTCCTGTCGGCTGCATTTTTGGCAGCAGAAGAAACTATGGAGAAGGGTGCTGCTTTCTATATTTTCCACAGCGACAATTATTCGATGTGGTTCAGAGAGGCTCTAATGAGCACGAAAGATTTGGAGCTACGTGAGACATTGATATGGAACAAGGATTCGCTTTGTCTAGGGCGGCAGGACTACCAGTGGAAGCATGAGCCGTGTCTTTATGGGTGGAAAAATGGAGGTGCGCACAATTGGTTCAACGACAGAGCGCAGACAACGGTTATTGATATGGCTCGACCTAAAGTATCAAGGGAACACCCTACGATGAAGCCAGTGCCGCTTTTTGCTTATTTGATGGGCAATAGCACAAAGGAAGATTGGAATGTATATGACGGGTTCGGTGGTAGTGGTACAACGCTTATCGCAGCCGAGCAGTTAAACCGCAATGCATTCTTGATGGAGCTCGACCCACATTATTGCGATGTTATCATTGCACGCTGGGAAAAGCTGACTGGCGAGAAAGCGGTCAAGATAGACGAGTTTAAGAAGCATGGCGAATAGCTGCGATGTGTCGGCTTTTCTCTTCAAGGTTGATAAACTACACCAGTTTGCGGAAAGAGCGGCACACACGCAAAATTCGCACAAAATAACTCCAAGGGAGCGGAAACGAAAAAAGGCAGGAGATTAACCCCTGCCCATCGCTTTGAGAATACACTGGTTGATGAAGCCGCTGCGGTCTTTCTTATCGACCCCTGCCAAGATGTTAGCCACGTCCTCGGTAGCACCGAAATAGAATGTTGCAGCGTATTTCTTCGTTCGCCCTGCACCCTTGCGAGCACCTCCCCAAGATTTGGAGGTAGTTTCATTCGTAGTACTCATAATGTTAAAAATTTGGTGATATGAAAATTAATTCGTAAATTTGCAAACGAAATCCCAAAGTGGGGTGGTGGTTCGAGCACCACCCCTTGGAATAATCAAAACCCTCAGAGCTCAATCGTGAAGGTTATTTTGATTTTCCAAATCCTAATCGAAATGTAAGTTCTCATAAGGCTTTGGGATTTCATTTTACTTTTCCCTCATCCTCGGAGGGTTTCAGTAAATAAGGACTCTTCCCTTATTACGTTTGCAAAGATACGAAATTTATTTGAAATATGCAAGTTTTTCAAGTAGAATTTTTATAAAAAATCAAATAAATTTCAAGTAATCAAAATATGCCACAAGGTAACAACAACAAACATCGAGCGCAGAAAATCGACATCGAGAACCGCCTGCAGATTATCGCACCCCTATACCGCAAGGGATGGACGGAGCGAGAAATCACGGCAGAGGTTCGCAAGCGGCTCGACAGACCGAAATACAATCAAGCACACTGCGACATTCAGCGGTTATTGAAGGAGTGGAGGGAAGAGAGACTGACCGACACAGACGAGAAAATAACCAGCGAGGTGACAAGGTTGAAGCTGGTGATACGTGAAGCGTGGGAAGCCTGGGAGAAGTCGAAGGAAGACTACCACTTGCAGAAATCAACCCAGCATGGACTGCCACTCTTTGATGAGCGAGGAAAGCAGATTTCCATCGAGACCGTCAAGGCGATAATGTACGATGCCGAGAAACGAGGATTCGGAGAACCACGCTACCTCGACATCATCATCAAGGCAGAGACGCAGATTTGCAAGCTGCTCGGTCTGGATAAGGTCGTGCTCGACCTGAACGCAGGATTACAAGGCGGCATCGAGGTACGCTACATCAACTCTGGACACCAGTGTGCATCCAGCGAGCAGGAAGTAATCGAGCGTGAGGGATTGGATAAAGAATAATTTAACCATAATTTTGTTTTAAGTTTTTATTGTTTGAAAGAATGGCACTATTTGACGTTATTGGTGAGCTGTATGATCCGAATGCGGACGTGAAGCCAAGGTTTCTCGTAAACCAAGGAGGCACGTCCTCGGGGAAGACATACACCATCATGCAGCGTCTTATAGTGCTTTCTTTTGAACACCCCATGGCAATTATCACGGTGTGCGGTCAAGACCTCCCGAACTTGAAAGTGGGAGCCATGCGAGACCTCGACACCATCCTGCACTCAAGGGCAGAGTTGCTGGACTGGTTCAAGAACAACAAGAGCGACAGCAGTTACAGAGGTAAGAATGGCTCAATCATCGAGTTCAAGAGTTATCAAGATGCGCAGGATGCCAAGAACGGTAAGCGAGACTATCTGTTCGTGAACGAGGCGAACGGTGTGCCATACGAAGTGTTTTGGCAGCTTGCCATCCGAACACGTAAGCAGGTATTCATCGACTACAACCCAAGCGCAAGGTTTTGGGTGCACAACAACATCATCGGAAGGGATGACTGCCGACTGATCCTGAGCGACCACCGAAACAACCGATTCCTTACTGAGCAGGAGCACAAGAAAATTGAGGAGATTGAAGACCCCGAACTGTGGCGAGTGTACGCTAGAGGATTGACCGGAAAGATAACCGGGCTTATCTTCACTAACTGGGGCATCGTTGACAAGCTGCCACCGCGTGAGGAGTGGAAGATGGAATGCAGGGGTATGGACTTCGGATTCACCAACGACCCAACTGCGCTGGAGCACGTTATATTGGCGCACGGAGAGTTATGGGTGGACGAAGAAATCTACCAGCCTGGAATGACGAACGATGACATCGCAGACCGATGCAAGGAACAAGGACGGACGAAACGAGACCTTATCATTGCGGATTCGGCAGAGCCTAAGAGCATTCAGGAGATACACAACCGAGGGCTGTGGATAATCGGCAGCACCAAGGGAGCGGACAGTATCAACAACGGTATCGACATTTTGAAGCGTTTTCGCATCAATATAACAAGACGCAGCCACGGCATCATCGGGAACATGCAGCAATACAAGTGGAAGAAGTCAAGGGATGGAGAGACCACGAACCAGCCTATAGACGCATTTAATCACGGAATAGACGCAATACGATACGTAGCCTTGAAGAAGTTATCCGTAGCAAGCCACGGAACGGCTAGGGCGCACGTATTAAGGCAAAGATAACGACAAAAATATAAAGCGTATGGATAAGAACACGACATTCAAGTACTGGCTGGCAGTGGCAAGGCACACCAGCTACAAAATCGGCAAGCAGCCACGACCTGCATTTGTCGGAGGGAAACAAGTGCCCGGCAATCTCAACCAGCTATCCATCGGACAGCTAATAGACCTTTCTCAGCTATCAGACAGCGAGGAAAGTCTGTACCAGATAGTGACAACCGTCCTCGGTCTGAGCCACAAGGAAGTGGAGCAGGCTAAGGCGGTTGATGTTGTTATGCTCATCGGTTGGGTAACATCAGAGGTGGAGCGCATCAACAAGCTATTTGAGAGCACAGACACAGCGAAGCCAACGAGACTGGAGAAGGAGGCAGGCATCGATACCCTGCGGTTCGGACTGTTCGGCATGCTGGACTGGTATGCGGTAAGGATGGGCATCAGCGACCACGACCAAGTATTGAAGACCCCATGGCTTCGCATCTACAAGTGCATGGAGATGGACAACAAGAGAAGCGTGTACGAGAGGAACCTGCAGAAGTTGCAGGCAGAGGAAATGAAACGTAAATCTAGATAATTATGGCAACAATCAGAGAAACATTGAAGCAGCTGGCAGCAGACACGCTACCAGACTACACCTACCTATTCGAGGACTGGGACACAGCAGACACCAAACTGGAGAAACTGAACTATCCGGCAATCGTCTGCATCATTCCAGCCAGCGGCACGACAGAGATACGCAACGGCAGAGTATACGACACCGTGAACGTTGCCCTGGCTTATCTCGACACCGTACCGAGAGCAGCGGAAGGAGAAGACAACGGAGAGTGCATCGACCGAATGAAGGTGGCAGGGGCGAGGATGATACGAGCCATCAATCAGTCGCACCAGTTCGAACCGCTGGAGGGGCAGCAGTACTACGAGACCATCATCGAGCGGCTGAGCACGATCGTGTCTGGCGTAATGTACTCCCTGCAACTGACACAGAGAATAGGAGGGTGTGAGGTATGAGCAAGGGAGGTATTCAATTCGACCCCAAGGCGGCATCGCTCATCATGCGTGAGGAAGTGGAGAGAGCACGGCAGCTTATCATCAACCACATTCGTATCAACGGACAGAACGCATCAGGGCGAACGATAGCTAGCCTAAAGGTGGAGCAGCCCAGCGAGGAAGAAACCATCCTTTGGGGACACAAGCCATTCGGAGTACTCGAGACCGGACGAAGGGCAGGAAAGATACCATACGGCTTCCGTAGCATCATCCGGCAGTGGATGAAAGACAAGGGACTGCACGGCAGACCTATCCCCTACAAAACCAAGCGGCAGCACAAGTATACACCACAAGAGCGTGGCGACATGAGCATGGCAGGAGCCATCGCCCACACCATCGCCAACAAAGGTTCTAAACTGCACCGGACGGGCGGCAGGGCTGACGTATACAGCAACGTTGTGCCCGACACGATGAAGCGGCTCGGGCAGCGACTTATTTTCTTAATCCACCAGTCGGTGGGAAGTATCAAACTAAACAATGAGACGGTATGAGACAGACAGAGAAAAACAATATCACGATTAAATACCCGGATGCTGTAGGCTTCGCATTCCTTCCCTGCATCATCAAGGCAAACGGCTCGGGTGTTGCGAGCATCGAGGCAACCATCAGCAGGGAGACCAAGACGTACACGTACAGCGTGGAAGCGTTTGCAGATAATTGCATCATGGACTACCGGGAATATGTGCAGGCACTCTTCGATGGCATCAGCTTCGGAAACATCGACTACAGCAGGGAGAGCCAGAAGAGCAACCTCGGGGCGGTGTTCGATGTTTCCGTGAAGGTCAAGGACAGCGAGGGGAGCGACCTTGCAACATTCAGCTACACGACCTTCTACGTTTGGGGAGCGATGAGGGCAGGAGAGACGTGGAACGCAAGAAAGAAGCTGACATGGTTCACGCATTTCCCATTCTCCTTTGGTTTTTATCTCAATGCGGCTTCCCAGATACTTGTCGGCTATGAGGGAGCACCAAACAAGTTAGTTAAGCCCGGCATCGATGGCATCGTGGACATTAACACCAGCGTTCTGCCAAACAAGGCGAGGTACTGGAACATCTACGACTACGATGGCAAGATAGAACTGGGAACGTTCACGGACGTTTTCGACCTTACCTTTGCGATGGCGAGCGGTGGCAAGCAGTCTCTCCTTGCAAGGATAGAAAGGAACGACACGGAGAAGGGCATTTATCTTCGGTGGGTTGACCGACACGGCTTTTACTGTTACTGGCTATTCACGCAAGGCGATGAGAGTAGAGCGATAAGCAGCGGCACAAGCTTTGTACGCAACAACCTCGGAGCGTATGACGATACCATATTCGGATACCTTGGAGCGAACGGCAGAAGGCAGGGTTACGGCAGAGAGGACACCATACCACTTTGTGCCCCGCTTGTAGACAGCGAGACGTTCGATTTCCTGCAAGACCTAGCCGGCAGCCCGGTCGTTGATATGTACCTCGGTGGCGACAAGTGGCAGAGTGTGACAATCAAGGCAGGAACCTACACCAAGACAACAGCAGAGTTGCAGGATTTCGTCTGCAACCTAGTTATTAACAATACACAGATTCAGCAGCTATGACAGACCAGCAACTATACATAGACGGTGTTCTTATGGATATGAGCGATGAATCAGCAATCACGCTAGACATCAAGAGCAATCTTTTTCGCGATATTACGAAAATGACCGCCAACACGACATACACCATCAACCTGCCCAAGACAGCGCACAATATGGCTGTGCTGGAGTTTGCAGGGAAACCGAGCACCAGCAGCAAATACCCCTATATTTTCCACACAGCACGTTATTTCCGCAACGGCTTGGAGATTATCCACAGCGGAAGGGCAAGCGTTCTGAGCGTTAAGGAAACCATCGAAATTTCGATTTATTGGGGATTGTTCCAGGCATTGGCAACGCTGCAATCGTCCGACCTGAAGCTGAACGAGTTGAATTGCACGAAGTATCTGCGTTTCACCAAAAACAACAGCTACGACACCTACGAGAAGGCAATAACGGATGGAGTATTCTATGGGAGATACGAAACGGCAGTGGCTAAGACATCAAGCGATGAATGGTATGGATACGACCGCAGCTTGGGAGGGAACAGTGACACGACATACTCACTCGTTGAAGGTAAGATAAGAACTGGAACAGAAATCGGAAAGTATGTATCGGGCGAGGTTTTGACCGATGAGACATACCAGTGTGCAATCATACCTTTCGAGGCTGGAATGAGAGCCACCATCAGAAAGGTTTTAGGCAAGGGACAATTCCGGACATGGGCAATACTCGACACCAACAAGAACGTTATTAGCCTTGCCGATGATGCCGGTAAGACAGAAAAAGAGACTTATCCGGTACTACCAGCTCCAGATCCTATGCTCGGAATGTTCGTGAGTGCAGGAGCGTGCATCGCCAATCTCGAAACGAGCGTTGCCATGGAGACAATATCTATCAGGGTTCGAGCAGAGAAGGCTGGCTCTGTCGAATACGGAGCACTGAACAAGGAGACCGGAGAGACAACACCATGGGGAACGTATGAGGTTGCAGCCGGAGAAACAGAGTTCAGCGTGGTAAAGAGTAAACCTTCCGGTCTCCTCGTATACATCAAGCCTTCGGTAGATAAGATGATAAATATGGCGTTAAGCACGGCTGTGGCGGCTTATTATCTATCGGACGGTAAGTTATCCCAAGTGCAGGCTGGAGGAGCGTACAGCGTTAAATATACGAGCGGGAGCATGCCTATCGATGTAGACCTGCAAGCACCAGCAACAGCGGAATGGCTTATCATCAACGCCATCAAAGCATACAGCACTGGCACGACTATTCTTGTTAAGAGTAAAAGCGAGACGGAGAACAATGCGAGAGCGAGCAGTGGCACGTTTGAAAGAAACGGCTCTTTTGGTGGAGGTGGCTCTTCTGGTAGTTCCTGGGGCAATGGAACAATCCAGCCAAGCGTGACGGCAAAGTATATCCTAGACCTCATCACGGCACAGACTGGTGTGGAATTCGGCTGGAGCAATCAAGCGAAAGAAATCATAAAGGGGCTTGCTGTACCATTGATTACAAGGAAGGCAGATGCGCAGACGGTTGTAGGCAGCTTTGAGGGCACTTTTTTTCATACAGAGAGCCTTGGTATTCTCGACTTCCAACCGACGAGCCTATCGGAGGTATTCGATGGACTGGAGATTGGGCACAGATACAGCCAGCTGAATGTTAAGATTGCCTGCAAGATGATTTTTGATGTTCAGATGAACTGGTCGTGGGACGCATCGAAAGTAACTCCTAGCGGACACAAATCATGGAGTTTTGGAGAGGGGAGTACTGAGTCGCAGGCATTCTACTCATATCCACCGAATTACATCGAGATGAAGGTTAAACACAAGAACGATGACGGAACTTGGACGGAAACTCTATATATTGCAGGGTTGCAGCAGGATGAGACTTCTAGAAAATATGTGACCGATTATGAATCGGATAAGGTAAACGGCAGATTCATACACCTTGTAGCAGGACGAGGGGAGATAGATTTGGAAGAGGGCGACATCGTAACCTTTGAAATGAAGCACCCGAAAAACCAGGCATTAATTGGATTGAAGTGTTACAACGGACGGTTGACTGCCAGCATCAAGCAGAGCGATGAAGTACCCTACGGAGGTAATTTCCCTATCGGCAAGAACCTGCCCGACATCAAGGTAACGGATTTCCTGAAGTGTATCTGCATTCTGACATCAACGTTTCCAAGCCAGCGGTTTATCGGTGGAACACTTACGTTTGCAGACATCGTGAACCTTTGGAAAGCCAAGGCGCAAGCGGTGGACTGGACGAAGAAGCTCATCCCGAGCGAAGCCAGCAACCATCCAAGGCAGACCGATTTCAGTGTTGAGGACTACTGCCAGCATAATATCTACAAGTGGAAGGAAGACGACACCGTATACCAGCAGCACGATGCGGATATGACTATAGACAACAAGACGCTGGAGTATACGCAAGACGTCTGTACGCTACCATTTGCAGCCACGGACGGAAACCGCATACCGATATACGAATGGGAAAGCAAGCAATCCACGTTTGGCAACACAACGTACACCAGACAAGTCGCAACGAAATACAAGGCATGTAAAGACCGCATCGTGAACCTGACGAAGAACGATGCCGGCTATGCGGAATTGGCTTTCAACATCGACCTTCAGGACATCTTCGACAACAAGCTGGAAAAGTTGAGAAAGACGATCGCAAACCCACACCAAATTGTGGAGCGGTTCAACCTTTCCGATTTGGAGATACTGAACTTCGATGAAACGAAGCCAGTGTACCTTGCCCAGTACGGAGCGTATTTTGCGGTTCTGGAAATCAAGACAACAAACAGCGGATATTGCGAGGTTACAATGATAGAGTTGAACAATTAAAAAGAACGAACTATGGTAAGTGAAGATAAACAGCAGATTCTTGACATCAAGGTCAAGTACGAGGATGCAATCTATGGCATCATCAGATACAAGGAGAAGATAGACCAGCTAAAGCAATCCATCAAGGACTTGCAGCAGCAGGAAAAAGACAAGACCATCACGACCAACGAAATGAAGGTGCAGACGGAAGCCATCAACGCAACCATCAAGGAATACCGTTACAACGTTCGCACGCTGCAAAAGGAGATACAGAACAACGTGCGCACAGAGAACGAGCAGGAGGGCAGCTTGAAACAGCTGCGTGCCCAGCTATCCAACGCCACCAAGGCTTACGATGAGATGAGCCGTGCCGAGCGTGAGAGTTCCAAGGGGCAGGAGATGCAGGAGCATATCCAAGACTTAATAGAGGAACTGAAAGATGCTGAGGAGGCTACAGGAAGATTTCAGCGCAGTGTCGGCAGCTATTACGATTCAATGATGAAGGCGGCTGACGACCTACAGAATACCGAGTTTTTCGGTTTTGATGTTGTTGATGATACTGGAATCGGAAAGGTTATGGAAATGGGAAAGTCTGTGGAAGACCTAAGGGTGAAGTTTGGCGCGTTGAAAAATACGGCTCTTTCCTTATTGACCAACCCTTATTTCCTCGCCATGGCAGGTGTGGCTGGTGTCGGAATGGCTTTCAAATGGTTCTATGACTACAACAAGGGCATAGAGGAAGCCACACGCAAGACCATGCAGTTCACTGGGCTTTTCGGTGACGAAATGAAATCAGTGAGAAATCAAGCCTTGGCAATCAGCGAGACGTTTTCCGTTGATTTTGGCGAAACCTTGCAATCCGCAAATGTAATGAGCAAGCAGTTTGGCATCAGTGTATCAGAATCGCTAAAGCTCTTGCAAGATGGCTTTGTGGCTGGTGCGAATGCTAGTGATGAATTCCTAGAGAACGTGAAGGAATACCCAACGTACCTAAAGGAAGCTGGATTGAATGCTGAGCAATTCGTGGCTATATCAACCAACGCCACCAAGCAGGGAATATTCTCTGATAAGGGTCTTGACACCATCAAGGAGGGTAATCTTAGACTTCGAGAGATGACCACCGCAACAGCAGCCGCATTGGATGGCATAGGTATATCAAGCGAGAAAGTTCAGAAAGAACTGCAAAACGGTAGCAAGACCACATTTGACATCATGCAGGAGGTCGGAAACAAGCTAAAGGAGTACCCTGCTTCTTCAGCCAAGGTAGGAAAAGCCATCGCAGATATATTTGGAGGTCCTGGCGAGGATGCAGGTCTAAAGTACATCGAGACCCTCGGAGACATTGAGATGAACATGGATAAGGTCAAGGAACAATCCAGTGATGTTGCCAAGGCTCAGGAAAAGCAGGTGGAAGCCAACAAGCGTTTGAAGGATACCGCAAGTGCACTCTTTGACGTTACTGGTGGCGGCTTCGAAATGATGAAGGCTCAGGCGGCAACATTCGTGAGCAACCATCTAACGAAACTATTGAGGGCAATCATCAACCTTTATAACCAAAGCGTGGCATTTAGGGGATTGATTCAGTTGATAGGCTTTTCGTTTAAGTCTGTCGGGCAGGTTGCCTTGTTTGCCTTCAACATCATCATAGATGCCATTAAGCTTGTTGCAAGACCAGTGAGGGGACTGTTGCAGATGTTTGAGGGCTTTTTCTCCTTTGACGTGAATAAGATGCGAGACGGTTTTAACTCCATCTTTTCGGGTCTTGGCAATACAGTGAAGGAGGCTTGGGGAGACTTGAAGAAATTCGGCAGCGGAATGGCTGATGCTATCGTGGGTGGCATGAAGAATACTTTTAACCATGCTAACATCAAGATACCAGTCAGCGCAGATGCACCATCCATGGCGACCGCCACAACCGACAATACAAAGCTCAAGGACGGCACTAATATCGCCAGCACTACCCCTAAGACCAAGAAGGAGAAGGCAGCAGCCGACAAGGCGGCAAAGGAGGAAGCCGAGCGCAGGAAGAAGCAGGAAAAGGAATTGCAGGAAGCGATTGCGCTTATCCAGTATCAGTACAACGAGAAAGTGATGGACGCAAAGAAGCGATACCTTGCAGGCATGTACGACAACGAGCGAGACTACAGCAACGACCTCGAACAGCTTGAGAAGAACATGGTAGCGAGGAGCATTGACGCATACGTGGCGGCAGGGCAAATCGGAGCAGACAAGGCGCAGGAAATGCAGGCAAAACTTCTCGACATCATGATAAAGGCAAAAGCGGACTTGAAGAACCAAGCAAAGGAGATTGTGGACGAACTCAACAAGGAGTTCGAGGACGCAGAAAAGGCACGCAAGGATGCGGACATCATGAACGGTGGCACTGGAGAGGAAGACGATGCAGCCAAGCTGGAGAGATACAAGACTTTCCTTCAGAGCAAACTGGACGCATACAAGGACTATGCAGCCGTGCAGGAACAGCTCCAGAAAGACCTGAGCGATACTAACGTGGAAATACAAAAGAATGAGAATGATAAAAAGAAGCAGTTGACAGAAGAACAACTTCAAAACATGAAAAGCTATATTTTGGCAGTTGGAGATGCTTTTGTCGATTTCTTTAATAGTGAAGATAAATCTTTTCATTCTTTTCTGAAATCTTTACTTAGCTCTTTGCTGGATGCCGTAGAGATAGCCATGGAGGCACAATACATTGAAATCCTAGGAAGAGGCTTAGCTAAACTCGGATGGGCAGGCGTGGCAGACGCAGCAGCGAAACTCGCATTGCTTAAAGCAGCATTCGCAGGAGCGAAAGCACTCGTCAAGGGATTCTCCACTGGTGGCTACGTCCAAGGCTCGGGCACTGGAACCAGCGACAGCATCCCGGCAAGGCTTAGTAATGGCGAGAGCGTAATGACCGCCAAGGCGACTTCGATGTTCAGCCCGATATTATCCGCATTCAACCAGCTAGGCGGTGGTGTTCCTATCGTAGTTAACAACGGAGGCAGCAACATCGGTATGGATATGCTGGCGGCAGCTGTAGCAAGAGGGTATCAGATGGCTCCACAGCCAGTAGTGAGCGTTGAGGAAATAAACCGAACCCAGCGTAGAGTGCAGACGATAGAGAATATCGGCAGGATTTAAAGTGTAGTTATTTATTCAAGATTTGCGTTCTGAGCGGTTTTCGCTTAAAGGTGGTAAGGTTACACACCAAAGGCAATAAAAGCCGCTTAGAACGCAAAATTTCGGCTTGTTTAGAAAAATTAACTGCTTATGAGATAAACATACCGAAAATAATCGTATCTTTGCAGCGTTTTAAAACTTAAAAATACCGATTCAATGGCAAAACTCAGAATATACAACGACATCGACAGCCAAGACAACAAGTTCTGGTATCAATGGTGGGGAGGCGACTGCGTATGTTTTCAGGATATAGATGCTTTTGCGGCAAGCATACCGAAAGACGATGATTCAATCGATATGCGCATCTTCTGCAATGGCGGCTCTGTGATTGAAGGCTGGGCGATTTACGACCGACTGCGACAGAGCGGAAAGAAGATTTCCTGCACCGTTGAGGGCAAGGCAGCATCCATGGCAACAATCATCATGCTTGCAGCACCAAAGGAGAACCGCAAGGCATACGAGAACGCTGCCTTCCTGCTGCACAATCCGTATGTTCCTGGCTGGGGGTTGGGCGACCAGCTGAGCGCAAAGGACTTGAAGAACCTGGGCGAGGAAATGCAGATGTGGCAGGATAAGTTTGTGGACGCATACGTAGAGCGGTGCGAGTGCGACCGGGAAGAGATACAGACCTTGATGGATAAGGACATCTTCATCAACACCAGCGAAGCATTGCGCCTAGGTCTTATCAGCAGCACCGTTGCACCAATCAGCGCAAGCGCATCGAAACGCAACATAGAACAATTCATTAATTCAAAACAACAAAATCCAAAAGCAATGGAGAAAAAGACAGAAGTAAAGGCTTCTCTCCTCGACAAGATTCTCGCTAAGTTGGGCGTGAAGACACTGGAGGAAGCAGAGCAGGCGGTGGCAGAGCCACAAGCCAAGGCAGAGCCAAAGGCGATGGAACTCAACACAGCAGACGGACAGACACTGACCGTTGAGCGTGAAGAGGGAGATCCACAAGTTGGCGACAAGGCAAGTCCTGACGGAACGTTTGAAATGCCCGATGGCAAAACAATCGTTGTCGAGGACGGTGTAATTACCGACATTCAGACCGCAGGCAATGAAGGCGGTGAAGGCGGCAGCGCATCAAGCACCGACAACGAAACCGTAGCCAAGTTGAAGCAGCAGGTAGCAGCACTCAAACAGCAGTTGAACGACACCAAGGCACAGCTGGCAGGCGCACAGAAACTCGCAAAGAGCAAGGAAGACATGCGCATCCTGAATGCCGTGAAGATGGCAGGCGGTGCTGAGAAGGTGCTGGCAGGCTACAGCAGCCACTACCAGCCAGCACAGCGACAGCCAAGCGGCAAGGGCGCAGGCGACAACGTGAACCCAGTCGAGGAAGGTAAAAACGCCATCAAGGAGAGACTTGCCAAGCTCCACAAAAAGGGCAAGAAGTAACCAAGTATTAACCCATTAAATCAAAAGAAAATAATGGCAGGATTTACAAAAAAGCAGCTCGAGAACCTTAAACTCGAGCCGGAAAACCTCGCAAGCATCAAGGATGCCGTGCAGGAAACCTTCTACCAAGATGAGGACTTTTCTTCATTCGTGAACATCATGAAGGTCAAGAACGATGATCCAATCGCACTTATCGGTGAGATGGAAATGGTAGGAAAGAATGGTGGCGGTTGCGACCCTACCTACGAAGAGAAGGGTATCGCCAACTCTCAGAAGCGTTGGGAACTCGGACAGTGGGAGATTCCTATCAAGATTTGCTACGAAGCATTGAAGGGTTCAATCGCAGAATACAGCCTTAAGACTGGTACAGCCATTGGCGACCTTACCAGCACCGACTTCATGACCATCTACACCGATGCACTCCAGCGAGCCATGCAGCAGATGATTTGGCGTTTCGGATGGTTTGGCGACAAGGCGGCAGCATTGGCAGGTGCAGGTGGCGGCAAGCTGACAGCAGGGTCGGACGTTAGCATGTTCAACGTATGTGACGGTCTGTTCAAGCGCATCTTTACAGCTACAGCGGCAAAGAACCATACCACCATCGCAGCCAACAGCGAGGCTACGACAGCAGCGCAGGTTTCAGCATTACGCAAGAAGGGTGCAGCTACAGCAGTCGTAGACGCAATCTTGATGGACGTAGACACACGTATCATTGACGATAGCGATGCAGTGTTGCTTATGACACGCTCGCTTGCTGACGCATTGACCTACGACATCAAGCAGACCTACCACGATATTATGCCGTGGGAGAAGGTGTTCGATGGCTTCGATGTAGCAACCTACAACGGAGTGAAGATTGCTCGTGTCGGCATCTGGGATAGAATGATTAACGCATACGAGAAGGGCGAGACGACAGTCAACCTTCCACACCGTGCAGTATTCTGTAACCCTAAACACCTTATGGTGGGCACTGATGCCGATGCACTCATCAGCGACCTCGACATCTGGTTCGACCAGAAGGAGCGCAGAAACTATCTCTATGCTACCGGTAAGATTGGCACGGCTCTCCTCGAAGAGGACATGATCCATGCAGCTTACTAATCGCTCCAAATTTTCAGTTTAGTATTAAGTTATTTGACAATCCTCAACACCCACCAGACGGTGTTGGGGATATAACAATTAAAAACGAATTAATATGACAACAACTTGCGAGAGCCTTATCGCCCAGGACATCATCATCCCTTGCGAAGACCAAGTAACAAAGGGACTGGAGGGCGATGGACTTATTATCAACCGAGACGACATTGACTTTGCCAAGTCCGTTGTCGTGGGTAATATAATCAAAACATTGGTGCTGAAGACTGGCAAGAAAGCATACGCTATTCGGCAGGAAGGCAGCAAGCCATTCACTGGAACCAAGACCGAGCTGACCGTCGGCACGTATCGCAACAGCTGGAAGAATACCGTAGCAGTCGTGGTATTGGCAAACACACCTGACGTTTGCGCAAATATCATTGACGGACTGGCGAACGGAAAGTTCGTTATCATCCTGCGAAACCTCTCAAAGGGAGCGGACGGAAAGGCAGAGTATCAGGTGTTCGGATATGCGCAGGCACTGAAGGCAAGTGCAGGCGAGAACGACAAGTATTCAGACGACACCGAGGGTGGCTGGCTTATCACGCTGGAAGAGGAGAGCGTACCAAAGGCAGCTTATTTCTTCTTCGACACAGACAGCGAGACCACAGCAGCCAAGTATAAGAGCCTTCTGACGGAAGCAGCAGCATAGCTATGACATACAAGGAAGCAACAGCCAAGGTCGGGGAGTTGAAGGCACGTTTCGACAGTCCCTTTGATGCAACCGACAAGGCAGTTATCGAAACTCTTTACTTCGAGGTAACACGAAAGCGGTTTGTTCCGACAACCTGCCAGCAGTGTTACCACGATGCTCTGATAGAAATATATCTAAAACTCAAAAAAGAAAAGGCAATGCCAAAAACATGTAATTACGCAATGAAGGCAGGTTTTATCATTTCCTGCCCGGATTTCTACCATGGTAAGATTTTCACTAACGAGAACCTGACCGACAAGGTAGCGCATGAATATCTGACGAAGTACCCACACATGGAAAGCTACTTTCAGAAGATACCCAGTGATGAACTCATCGAGAACAAGCAGCAGCCAGAAGGCAGCGACAGCGGTGCAGATGATACCACCGGGAAAGATCCTGCCGAAAAAGCAGCAGGCAGCGACAAGAAAAAAGACCTCGACCAAGCCGAGAAAGCAGGCAAGGAAGAAGAGTAAAACAACAAGTAAAACGACACAAGCAGTATGAACGTTAAGACAGTTAAAAAGCCAAAGCGAAGGGTTGATATTGGCTACGTCAGCCGATTCAAGATGCAGGCATACGGATATGATAATCTTTATCCGCAGAACCTCGCACGCATCACGGAAGCCAGCGGTACGGCAATGCTATGCCTTAACCGCTACGCCCGATTCATTGAGGGCTACGGCTTTGATAGCGACATTCTAGCAGCGTTGGCGATGAACCAGCAGGGGGACACGGCAGACGATTTGCTCCGGAACGTAGCGCAAGACCTCGCACGCTTTGGAGGCTTTGCCCTTCATGTTAACTACAACGTTCTAGGGCAGGTGTCGAGCGTGAGCCACGTACCCTTTGAGAATTGCCGCCTTGAAGAGACGGACGACAAAGGGAACGTGGCGCACGTCTTGCTGCATCCAGACTGGGAGCAGAAGAAAACGAGGAACGGAAAGCGTTTGATGGTGAACGAGAAGACAATCGAGCGCATCAACGTCTTCAACCCCGACCCGGACATCGTTCTCGAACAGATTGAGAACGCTGGCGGCATCGACAGCTACAAGGGACAGATTCTGTGGCAGAGCCTAGACGGAAAGTTCATCTATCCGACAGCCAGCTACGATTCTGCCATCACGGAGATTTCGACCGATGAGGGACTGGGTAACGTCAAGATGCGAAACGTCCGCAACAACTTCCTCGTATCGTGTATGCTCGTAACCAAGAAGGGCGTGCCTAAGTTCAACGAGAAAGGCGAAGAGGTGGAGAGCGGACAGATGATTTCCGATGAAGACCTTTTGCAGTTCCAAGGGGACGAGAACACAGCGAAGATTCTTGCTGTCGAGGTGGAGAACGAGGAAGACGAACCGAAGGTTGTTGCCTTCCCGACAAAAAACTTCGACAAGGAGTTTTCTGTGACCGACAGCAGCGTTATCGAGCGCATATACGCACAGTTCCACCAAGAACTCTTCTACTCCATCCGCATTGGCAAGCTGGGATTCAGCGGACAAGTTATGAAGGACGCTTACGAATACTATGCAGGCGAAGTGACGACAGAGCAGCGTTTCATCGAGCGAGCCTACAAGAAGATTTTCAATAACTGGCAAGACCCAGCCATTCAGAACCTAGACCCCAAGCTACAGCCGTTGAAGTATATCAGCAGCGAGGTGGCAGGGAACAACACGATAGATTGATTGAGCCTATGGGAGAACAGAGAAAACAACTTATCACGGCAGACCAGTTCCGGGAACTGGCACGACCGACCAGCACACACCTAGATGAGGATGATGTGAACGCATACATTCGGGAATGCGAAGATGCGAACATCATACCAGCCATCGGGTGGGAGCGGTTCAAGGCAGCGACCGAGCAGGGAGAGTGGGGCGATTCAGTATTGCCCGATTTCCAGCCTGCAACTTTCCTGGACGGTGGCGAATACACCACCAAGAAGAATGGAGATTGCAGCCAAGAAGAAACCAAGGTGCAGAAGTACACCAGCGGAATACGCAAAGCACTCGCTTATTTCACGTATGCGAGGCTTTTTCGTGCCGATGGCACAATTATAAGCCGAGCAGGTGGAATGCGCCACAGAGACGATTATTCAGACCATGTTCAAGACGTTTCGAGCAACAAGCAGTACAACGACATCATGGATATGGCAGAAAGATATTTATCAGATGCTCTCGAATATCTCAAGACATTCACCCCGAAAGGGGAAGTGAAGGCACAGAGAGGGACTAGGGCACACATTCACGCAATAGGCAACTAAAAGCATATAAGTTATGAACGAGGATATTCAAAAAATGCTCCGTATGGCAGAGCTGATACGAGATGCAACGCAGGTTGGAGAAAACACAGCGGTGCGTGTCGGCACGGAAATTTACGACATCGTTGTCGAGTTAAGCAGGATGCTTGCCATGATGGACGATAAACTGGAGAACGATGCGGTCGTTAGGATTATCAAGAGTGAACTCGCCAAGATAACAATAATGGAAGCGCAAATTGCGGATGGGGCGATAACGGCAGCGAAGCTTGCCGATGGCTCTGTAAAGAACAGACACCTAGCATCCAATTGTGTGACCTCAGATAAACTACAACCGGGAGCGGTCAAACACGACCATCTGACCGAGGACTGTATATCAACTGGAAACATCAGAGACGGCAGCGTGACAGCAAAAAAACTCGGCACGGACATCTACAAGGATATTTCAAACAGAGTGACCGACATCGTGACGAAGGATTTCCCCCCAGCAATCACGGAGGAACAGATAACAGACATTACAAGTAAATAACAATTTAAAACAATAGATTATGCAATTTTTAGACGCAATTGGACTTGCTTCCTTTTGGGAGAAGATTAAGGACTGGGCTAATTCTCGTTTTTTTAGCAAAAAAGGTGGTGAAATTAATCCTGAAAGCGGTTTGCAGTATATGATTAACGGAGAACACCTAGGTATAACAACAAGTGGTAGTGAAAATGAAACTATAAACATTTTCAATGTGGATGAAAATGGAATGGAAGCTATAAATATCGTGAAGACTGGTGGCACTGCAACCCAAGTGTTGATGGCAGACGGCTCGGTCAAGGAGGTAGGCGGCAAGAGTGGCATCGCAGGACTTGATGCCAACGGAAGAATCCCGCTCGCACAACTTGGCAACCTCGATACATCTTTGTTCAAGTTGGTAACCAGCCTTCCTTCATCGGGCGAGAGTAACAAGATATACATCGTTAAGGACGGAAGCGATGCCAACGATGTGTATCAAGAGTATTACTATACCAATGGTGCGTGGGAAAAAATCGGTACTCACACCGTGAAGGTCGATTTAACGCCTTACGCCAAAAAGACGGAAGCGGTAATAAATATGGATTTCAGAGGTGTAGCATCCGATGGGTCATCTACTTCAAACACTTCAATTCGAAATCTTGTATATACACTAGGTGATGGGAGGGTGAAAGTAGCGGATGTACCTCTTGCTGAACCCAGAACTACTGGGGGAAGACCTTATCCTGGTCAAAACGGCTTCATGAGATCCTCCGATAAGGCTAAGCTAGATGGCATTGCGGATGGTGCAAACAATTACACCCTGCCTACTGCCAGTGCATCGGTGTTGGGTGGTATTCTTATAGGTTATGGTACAAGCGGTCGTAATTATGCCGTCCTGCTAGATGGAAGCGGTAAGGCTTATGTTAATGTTCCGTGGACTGACACAAACACCACCTATGACTTGTCACCTTATGCTAAAAAGATGGAGACAGTTGACTTTAGTTCAATTAGACTAGGCAAAAGGGCTATCGCTAATACACCACAGGGACTGATAGAAAAGCAGATTATATTGTTTAGTACTCTAGGTGATAATGTTAAAACTGTAGAAATAGTACTTGAAGAGGCTGCATCTAATATGTCAGGCTTAATGTCCATAAGAGACAAGAATAAATTAGATTACATAGCTGATGGTGCAACTGCGGACAGCGCAATCCCAATATCGGTAATTGATGCATTAAATTAGAAAGGGGGTTTTATATGAATTTCTTAGATAAAAATGGACTAAACCATCTTTGGACGAAAATAAAAGCAAGTTTTGGTACAGCTATTGTTGAGAGTTCTCAAAATTCAAACATTCCATTTGTTACAAATCATCAAATTGTTAATGTTAATCGCTCAGGTAATATCAACGTATATGATTGGTTTCAAAAGGCATCAAAAGGAGGCATCCTGGAGGTAGTCTTTGCAGGAGAAGTGCTTGGAAGTTACACTTATTGCAATAACGGCAATATTAGTTACATGTATCAAATGCAAGGAACATCACATGGTCCAGATATTGCTAATATTGGCTTTTTGAAAACGGATTACAATACCTATGCACGCTTAATTAAGATGGATGATGATAAACTTGTTGTTGCAGAGTTTGTTCAAAACAAGTAAAACTAAAATAATTTTAAAATTTTAAAATACACTATTATGAGAAAAAGTACTGGTAGAGCAAAACCGGTAACTCCTAAAGCAGGAGTTACTAAGACCTCAAGAAGATATGCTTGTGGTGGTAAACTTGAACTCTAAGTCGCTGACTTTAGAAACTTAAAAAATAGATATATGAAGAAGAATAAGAAGCAATTACATGAAGCACTGGCTGTGCTTCTTACTAAATTATCATCGGCAAGGGACAATCCCTTGCTGATGGATAACTACGTGGTGAAAGCCTTGCGCACGGTTCTTTTGGATTTTAAGGAATCGGGCGAGCTTCACGAAGCATACAAGGAGCAGATACAATCCACGCTGGAGAGTGACAACCCCTGGATAGCTATGATGATGAAGTCAATTGGCGCAGACCCTACTATTAAGAACGGCATGACCGATGAAGCCATTGACGGCATGATAGATTCGATGTTGGGAAACGATTAAAACATTTTATTTATGAATGACAAGGAGAAAGAACTATGGCGAGTTATAGACAACGTAATCAAGTGTTGTGCTATTGAACTTCAGAACGGAGAGTTGAGCATTACTAGAGAAGACGTTCTCGGCAAGTCTAGAGCTGAAAATCTCGTAATGGCAAGATGTATGGTCGTTGAGCAGATGATACACGCAGGATTCAGCATAACGACCATTGCGACCGTTCTGAACCGCACCGTTTCAGCAGTGAGACATCTGAGCAAGATGTCTTACACCTATATCAGTACGTCTCGAGTTTATCGACTTGCCACGGCACAAGCGACCCTTCTAAACAAGGACGTAGAGCCGATTTGCATTTAAGAAACAAAAAGAAAATAACCAAAAGCGTTCTTTGACAATAATTCGATAAATACACCTGCACTAACTTTTTGGAGCGAGCCAAAAATCAGAGTAACTTTGCAGCGGATTCCAATATTTGGCTTCCGCAACGTAATTAACTCAAAATTTTATGGCAGACACAATCGAGAAAGTTTATTGCACTGGGGACGGTGGCAATGACAACCTAGCAGCAGCCTTGCTCGCTAGAGGTAGAGACAATGATCCAGCGACTATGCTGGCAGCAATGAACGGTGGTATGGGTGGAGGTTGGAACAACCCATTCGCCTACATGATGATGTTGGGAATGTTCCGATTCATGTACGGTGATGGCTGGAACGGACAGAACGGCAACATTCAGCGTTCCGAAATCCAGTCTCAGATTGACAGCCTTCGCAACCAGATGGCAGACAACCACAACAGCGACTTGTTGATGGGAGCAATCCAGGGCAACAACCAAGACTTGAAGACTTTGGCGGCTAATTTGAACTGCGACTTCAACGCATTGCAGTCTTCTGTTTGCGGCATTCAGGCAGCAATCCAAGATGTAGGCGGCAAGGTTGGTTTCAGCGCAGAGCGAGTAATCAACGCAGCGAACCTCGGAAACCTCAACATCATCCAGCAGTTGAAGGACTGCTGCTGCCAGACCCAGCAGAACATCAACCGTATGGGCTACGAGAACCAGCTGGGGCAGAAGGACATCATCAACGCAATGCAGCAGGGGTTCTGCTACACCAATACTGGGCTGGAGCGAGGTTTCAGTAACCTCGGCAACCTCATCCAGACGGTCGTTTGCGACTTGAAGACCTCGGGCAAGGAGAATACTCAGCGCATCGTTGATGTTCTGAACAACCACTGGGAGCAAGACCTTCGCATCCAGCTGGAGGACAGCAAGCGCAGAGAGCAGACTGGTTTCATTATCCAGCAGCTGAAGACCACCACAACCACAACTGGAGCGTAGTAGGTCTAAACAAAATCTATCAAGGGGCAACTCGCTGTGTTACCAGCGAGACCCCTTTTTGTCTATTTATCGAATTATCTAAAAAGAGCGCATTATGGAATTTAAGAATATACAAAGAAATCACCCAGTCTACCTGCTAGACAAGCAGACGGTGGAAGTTAAGGAAGGCAAGGTCGTAGACAACCAGCCGCACATCAACACTGGCATCGCAACCATTTCCAGTAGCGGACAGTCAATGCGAGACGTAACAATCGAGGTGGAGGGAAAGCAGACCATCTACACCATACCCGAACACCTCGGAGTTACCTTTGCTGGCGAAATCGTACTGGCAACCGACAAGGCAGACCTTTTGCCCGAAGTTGGGAAATTGGTAAATGAAGCCGATGAGATAATCAAGGCATACGAGCCAAGCAAGGAGCGGAAAGCCAAGGGCGAGGAACTTCTTGCAGCTTTGAACCCGGCAATCAAAGAAAAGCAGGAAACGGAAAAGCGTTTCAAGGCACTTGAGGGCGATATAAGCGGCATTCGTGGCATGGTTAAGCAATTACTCGACAAACTAGGATAGGAGGGCGCACAATGAAGAAAATAATCGTTTTGCGCCATTCTTGCGACAGCGAGGAAGAGCGACACCAGCACCAAGAGAGCGGCATCATCCACGGCTTACCATACGAGAAGGCAGCAAAGGCACTCATGGGAGCCAGTGGGTACGTGGCATACGTTGCCAAGCACGGCTACCATTTTACGAAGCAGCTAGCAATCAAGGCAAGCGAGCAGATGAAGAACGTAGACGGAACGAGCCACCGGTGGACGGTAGACGAAATCCGGCTAGCGACAAACAACGAGATAATCTCAAAGGGCACGACCCTCGGGGATATTCTCTATTTGGCTAATATGGCTTATGCGGACTTCTACCCGAAGGTAATCAAGACCGAGAGCGACTGCGTACAGTATGCTATTGCCGTAGCCAGTGATCCAGACGGATACGAGGGTATGGCATTCTGCAGGTGGACGGCAGACATCATCGGGAAGGGCGTTACCATTGACTGGGAGAAATTGGAATAAACCAAAAAAAATAAATTGATATGAGCGAAGTATTTCACGATTTTCAGGTGCACCATCTATATCTGTGCGCCCTAGTAATTTTTATCTGTTTCGCTACGATTCTGATAGCGATGACAATTGACTTGATAGCAGGCATACAGAAGGCGAAGGAACTGCATATTGCAAGAACGTCAACTGGACTAAAGAAGACGTGCGACAAGGCGAAGAAGTATTTCCCGACATTCGGTATTGCTTCGCTTATGGACGTGGCTACGTGCATTATCTCTCCCTTCCCTTTGTTCGCCATCGCATGGACGGTGTATCTGCTTTTGTGCGAGTTTAAGAGCATCCGGGAAAAAGCATACGAGAAGGCTGAGATAAGGAAGCAAGACCGCACGATGCAGGTGATCCTGGAGAATAAGGACGAAATTGCGAAGGCAGTTGTCGAGATAATGAAAGAAGAGCGGAAGAAAGGAGGAGATAATGAGGATAACTAGAGCGCAACTAATACAGGTAATGCCGAATGCAGGCAGCAGGGCAGACACCTATCTTCCAATCATCAACGGATGGGCAGAGCATTTCCGCATCAATACTCCTTTGCGAATGGCGCACTACCTCGCACAGATTGCCCACGAATCCGGTGAGCTCAGATATACCAAGGAACTTGCAAGCGGAAGAGCCTACGAGGGCAGGAAAGACCTAGGCAACACTCAGCAGGGCGATGGCGTGAAGTATAAGGGCAGAGGTCTTATTCAGATAACCGGGCGAGCCAACTACCGGAAGTATGCTAATTATTGCGGCTTCGATGTTGTGGGCAGTCCCGAACTCCTGGAGCGTTCTCTGGGAGCAACGAAATCCTCGATGTGGGTATTCGACACCTTCGGCTGCAACGAGTTGGCAGACAAAGACAACTTGAAGGCTATCCGCAGGAAGATAAACGGAGGCTACAATGGACTGGCAGCCTGCGAGAAGTATTTGAAGCGAGCCAAGGAAGCCTTGGAAATCAAGGTGCTTGCGTAATAAACACATCAATCTAACGTTTATAAAGTATGGAAAATTCAAGAAAAGGGCGAAATTTGCGTTCTGTGGCGTTATTTCTCGCCATGCTTATAATTACCCCACTTTTGATTTTGGGCTGTTCCTGCGCTAAAACAGCCGCAAATAACACTGTTTATCGCGATAGCGCACACACCAGTTTAAGACGTGACAGTGTGAGCCATCGGCAGATCCACTGGCAGGACACACGGCAGCACGACAGCGTATTCAAGCAGGACAGTGTGCTTGTCTATATCAAGGGCGACACCGTAATCAAGGAGCGGTGGCACAATCTTACGACCACCAGATGGAAGACATCGACCAAGACGGACACCATCGTAGGCGATACCTATGTTTTCGTGACTGACACCGTAAAGGTCAAGTATTACGTGAACCGATACAAGACCAAGGAGGTAGAGAAACCAGCGAGCACATGGCATAAGATAAGATTATTCGCTGGCGATTGCGTATTACTATTCCTGGCAATCTTTGCGGTTTGCTGGATAAAGGAGCGCATCAAGAAGAGAGTTCAATAGGTTCAATCATAATATCAATTTTTAGAAGGGCAGGAAGCGCAGGAGAGCGTTTTTCTGCCCATTTTTTGTGCGTAGAACACTTTTCATTGAGAGAAAAGGGGTAGGGGTTATGAGAGTTAGATTATATTCATTCTAGCTAATGCGTGCAGGTTATTATTATATAGAGCGTGGAAAGCGTACCGAAAACAGCCAAAAGCGTACTGAAAACAGCCTAAAACGTACCGAAAACGACCGAAAATAGCCGTGCTTACAACATAAACAGCCAATAAAAGTTAAAATATTAATATCTTTCGGGAAAAGTTTTGGTGGAACGGAAAAATATTAATATCTTTGCATCGTGTTTAGGAGATAAGCACAATAAACATTCAGTAACTTAAGCCCTAGGCAGCACGGTTAAGCCAGAGAAAAATGAAAAAGTCAAATTCAAACATTTTAGAGTTCACTACAAAGTTCATCAACTCTAACTTCCGTATTAAGGTCTTCGGACGCACAGAGGATGGCAAGAAGATAAACACACTCGTGGGAGTAAGCGGTATCTTGAAGCTCATCGGTGCAGAACTCTTCAACAAGTTTATCAAGCGAGCATTGAAGATGGCACAAGATGTTTGTATCTGCAAATTACGTAGAGGACTTCAAGTTAGTTTATATTCAAAATAAGACAATTATGGAATGGAGAACAATCAACGGGTATGGTGGAGTTTACCAAGTTTCTAATACTGGGGTCGTTAAAAGACTCCACCATGTTACGATTAACAAGAAAGGTGTTGCAATGACATTTAAAGAAAAGCGAATAAAGCCATTTAAAGATAAGTATGGTTATATGCACGTTTGTTTACAAGATGGCAAGAAACGCATAAATTGCCAAGTCCACAGATTGGTTATTTCTGCATTTACTCAAGGAGACACCAGTATGCAAGTAAACCACATTGATGGAAACAAGAAAAACAACCGCATTGAAAACCTAGAATGGGTAACACCAAAAGAGAATATCGAACATGCGGTAGAGCACGGACTTCGTGGAGATAATAACAGAAAGTCAATACAGAAACTTGTAAATGGTAAGATTACAGATACTTATATTTCCATCACGGAAGCTGCAAGAGTAAATCGTATAAGCAGACAATCTGTTTTCAGAAGTCTAAGAGGACACGCGATGAAAGGTGGGGTAATGTTCGTTTATTCTAACAAGGGAATATAAACAATGGCAAGAGCAAAATATTACATCAAGAAACAGGTTGAAGGCGAGGAAATCGAGGAGTTGGCAAACTTTACACGCAAGGACAAGGCAGAGCAATTCTTGAACGGCTTGTTTAGGGAATATAAAAAAAACGATATTTTTTATCCACACTGGGTGCGTCAAGGTTATTTTAAGTCTGAATTTGCATGCTTAGGAGTGAATTGTACAACAGAGTATTGGATTGAAAAGTATTAATCAGCAGGGCGCAAGCCCTGCACAATATATCAATATATGAAGGAATACGACAAGATACCAGCACAAGCAGTGGTCGAGGTGACGACCAGCTGGGGAAGAACCTGCCTGCGAGAGATTGGGCGAGACCTTAAGGAAGGCATGGTGCTCGATGGCTATTATTATCCGGTAAGCAAGGCTTTCGACTTTAATTGGAAGGGAGAGGGCGCAATGCTGTGGATCGGGGACAACGGAAGGCTTGTCAGTCTTGGAGAAGGGCAGAAGCATAAATACATGATGCTTGGTCGTCTATTATCCGATTGCAAGTACTTCCTTCGCAACCCATACGAGCGACACCTCTATTTCCCGAGCATCGCCCGGCATTGCAAGGAAATGCGCCAGTACTGGATGGAGTTGAATATCAAGCCGGAGTGGTTATCTTATAAGCAGATCGGCAGGCTGGAGCACAAGATGAACAGAATGAAAACGAAGTTGGACAGACAATTTAAAAAAGACAGAAGACAATGACAGAACAAGAGTACAGAGAAGCCCTGCACGAAATCAACGTGAGGGCTGAGAACGAAAAAAGAATACTGGCAAGAGCGTTTGCTTTTGAGCACAGCCAAGTTTTGGTAGGAGATTATATCAGCGACCACTGCGACACGATAAGGGTTGAAAGATGGGAGATTTCGAATAGAACCCACGAATACAACTCCTTGCCTTGCCTGGTATATCAAGGTATGACCTGCAAGAAGGATGGCACGCCACGAAAGAACCCGAAGAGGTGTAGCATCTATCAGTGCAACCTTTTGCGAGTAAATGGAGAACCTGTAAAGAATCACGGATATGGAGAAGAATAGAAGAAACATCAAGAGAACGAAGAAGGGTGCAGGAGCAACGGTCAAGCTGGTTGGCATACAGATAGACAACGACCTGCTGCCTTTCCTCAACGCATTGCCCAACAAGTCACGGTTTATCAATGATTTGTTGAGGAAGAAATTTTTTGGTAAATAATTTGGTGGTTTCAAAGGAAAAGCGTACCTTTGCATCACTGAATGTTTAAAGTGGTCTCCACTTATTACCCCAGCGGCTCGACTTTTTCACCGCTGGGGTATTTTTTTTTGCTCATTTCCCGATTTACCCCGAAATTTGCGTTCTGTGCCGCTTACGTGGTAAGCACGTAAAACTATCCCAGAAAACAATTTGAGCCGTTTCTGCGCCAAATTCGCAAGAAATAAGGGCTATTTTTTGTTGTATAGCACGTAATCAATAACCCTGCGGTTTGCGTCATCTACTCTCGATAGGTCCGCATTGATGTAGGTATCAGTTACTCGGACACCGAAAGAGTGACCCAGCGCAAGCGACACCACGTCCTTTTGTATACCAATGTTGAAGGCTATAGATGCCCACGTATGGCGAGCGTAGTACGTAGTAAGCCCTGGGCGCACCTTTGCGAGTTTCTTATTAATCATGACCGTTGCAACATCAACGTTCCTGAAATGCTCCGAGAAACGAAGCAGCTTCTTTTCCCCTTTGTACTTCTCGATGATTCGGAGAGCTTCGGGATGAAGAAGGATGGAGTAATGCCTACCAGTCTTCGCCCGGTCGTATTCCAGTCTACCACGGACGATATTCTCATTTGTCAAGGCGAACAAGTCACTCACATTAATACCAATCAGCAGGAACATCAGCAGGAACATGTCGACCAGTTCATCACCACCAGCTTCGAAGATAGAGCGGATTTCCTCAACGGACAAATCTCGCTTTTTCGTTGTCTCAAGCCGCAGACTGTACCTGCGGAAAGGGTAGTTTTTCGTCTGCTCATTATCAATCGCCAAGTTGAAGACAGCAGCGACACAGAGCATCCTGCTGGCTCTGGTATTCCTAGACAAGCCTTCCTTTGCCATGAACGCATCGAAGTCTTCAAGCCAAGAGCGGTTAATCTCATCGTATGTAAGCAGAGCCGCTTTTTCCTTCCCAAGGAAAGCTTCAATCTTTGCCCAAGTATATTTATATCTGTTTATCGTGTTCTCTTTCAGATTCCTGCCCTCGTAGGCAATGAAGCCATCTCGAAGCAGGGCGACTTTTTCCCTTGCAGGCTCAGCTTCAAGCATGATTAAGTCCCGGAGTTCCCTAGCCGTAATATCTCCCCGGTATGTTTCCCTGCATTGCGCCTTCATCATCATTCTATTATAAAAATTAAGGCGGTCAAGAAGAAAGTCGTTGATAGCATCACGATCCGGACGCTTGCGCACCTTGCAAGCCCTTTTATCCCATTCATCCTTCTTGCAGTATTGATTGAGGGATATGAAGGCAGTCCCACCGTGATGGTTGACGGCAAGCCGGATGGAGAACGTGCCATCCTGCCTTTTTACCCTCGTATCTAAATATAGTCTAAGTGTTGCCAT